CTGAGTTACTTCTTCTCAAACCCCCCCTACTATCCCAAATATGGGCACTCCGGTAAACCGGACCCATACCTACGGTAGCTAGGGACCCAGGCCTTTCGGCCGGGGTTTCTGAGAAGAGAGGCCACCACTTAAGGTTAAGCCGTATAAGGTTAATCGCTTTTGCGACCTCCTTATGCGCCGAAACTAGGATAGTTGGTCATTGATCGACTGTCCAAGAGTGGCGCCCCCTCGAAGCGGGCAGGACCCTCTTCAGAAAGACTGTAACCTGCGCTGGGATCTACCAAGTACCCCAGCGTATGGTCAACATATCTCTCTGACGAGCCCTACCCCCATCCGCCATCACCGGCAGCATTAAGCGCTACCATAAGAACGCTCACTGGTGTTACCCAATGGATTCTTTTCATGCCCGTGTGTGCCGTTGATCCTTACGACTTCCTTCGGGCGGAAATTGAGTACTCGACCAGGTCCGCGGCACGCGGATCTGATCGTTTAATCAATGTTCCTTCCTTAGGTCGTTTTGGGGACCTTCGGCGTCCGGAGGTAGGTAAGACGTTGTGATTGTTTATCACATTGACAAGATCTAACAGATCTATCTCTGTGACAGCAAGAGCACGCATCTTAGCTATCCCCCGGCACATGGCTGTGAGATGATTTAGGATGGTTGCCTTTGAGGAGGCGATGGTCTTGTTCCGCCTTGTAGATAAAGTTGCAAACGGGTCCAAGAATAGTTGAACATCAAGATGCAACCAATGCATCAAGTTGTCGCTACTCCGGACCTTATGCGCTTTATCGAACTCCAACTGGAGCTCTGATATATTTCTCATCAGAACTCCAAACGGAGGCAAGGTGAACAGTAACGACTGGGCATCCAACCCTTCAGGCACCAAGTGGGCGAACTTTTGTAATTCCAACTGGAATCTACGCAGTTCACCTACTTGGCGCTTGATAGCTGATTCTAGGACTCTTGCTTTGCACTCGTTCAGGTAGATTCCGATAAATTCGGAAGACTTTCTGAATGAGAAGCATCCCAAGATCCCTCCCAAGACGATCGAGCCGAGTTTCTCGCACTTGATACGTCGAAGGAGTCTACTATCTTCTCGCGAAGGTAGTAAATAGAACTTCCAAGCTTTTTCGGCTAGACGGTCTGACAGACCACCCCGCCCTAAAAGCAGGAAGAACTCAGCTAACAAGCCCCGGGAAACCAAGCTGCTCGTACGTGATAACCATCGCGCCTCGACTTCCCTAAACCAGGTTGCCACTTCGTAATAAGAGATGTGTCGGATGAGTTCCGTCGGAACTCTCCCCGTCCACATTTTTCTATTCACGAAGCGGATAGCCTCGAATAGGGAGCCGAGGGGGGCTCCGGTGACCTCCTCCCCATGATGAATCCATCTCTTTGCGAATTCGAACGTGTCGGATGATACGTGCGTTTTCGTTTCAGAGACACTCACCCCCAGCACCTCAAGAATCGCCATGTACTCCTTGGCGACGTGTTCGTTTGTTAAGACGATATCGTCACCGAGGAGGACGTACCCTGTCCACGCAATGGACAGACCGGCGCGTTTGGCCGCAAGCCGAACGATCGCATGATGTGAGATCGCGAATGTAGTCCATGAACTATAAGCACCCATTGGTTGGCCGGCTCCGTATTTTACGGATCCAGCGCCTTTAGGCAACTTATACTCACGGGTACACAGCAACTCATACCATGCAGCCGCGTACTCCGGTGAAACGAGAACTGCTAAGATCGCTCTCTGTAAAGAAACAGGGAGACGGTCCGTCGCGGAACTCAAATCACAAGAGTAGTACGGCCCTTGGCGTGCTAGTTTGGTTCGGAAGCTACCTTGATCAAAGGTACAGTCGGGTTTGAGGCTCCGCAAAAGCGCAAACTGCGCCTTGTGCAAAGGCTCGAAACACGTCTGTGTCCAATAATCAAGGATAGCAACAATCCGGCATTTGGCTTCCTTGTCCTTGATGTAAGATAACCTAGAGAGAATACCTTTCGGTACTATCTTAAGTGTCTCACACCAAGCAAGGGGGCTTATCTGTCGGATGGTACCAATCGTTTGGACTAACTTCTCCCCCCCACAAATCCCCAGGTTAACAATCTGGGAGTCTGTGAGGAGGGAAGCGTCCTCGATTGATCCAATCAAAGCTTGAGCATTCGGACCAGATTTGGTTGTGACATGAGGCCGCTCCCACTCGGGAACGGTCAGCTTCCAACCTAGATCCTTCACAATAGCTGTTAGCTCCTCTTCCAAACAGGAAGGATATGGAGCCGCAGGTAAAGTGATAGGGTCCAGGTCGGGCGCTTTCGAGCCTTCTATGAGCCGCACCAACCCCAAAAGGGTTAATGCGTATCTAAGAGAGGATCGAGTCTTATCACGGAACATTTGAACGAATGGGAATACCGTGGATAACGGTAGACCTTCTTTGTCCAATTGAACCCCAAATCCAGGCGACTCCTTTAGTGGTTGGCCGCACATGTACCGCGTACACGCAAGCCGGATCGCCTTGATCCAGCCCACAGTGTCCACGGGACCACGTGTTTCCACCCGCTTTAGGATAAGCCTAGTCCATTGCTCGACTAGCCCTTTGTCCGTCTTAACACCTAAGTATGCCTTGTTGAGGAATGTAATTACAATCCTCGCGAGGTTTAACTTAAGTTTTAATATTGACATTGGTTTTTTTGTTTGTTGGGAGATGTGAGAGGTTCATCGTTGGGGATGAATCACCTCAGCCATTGCCTAACTAGGACCGACCCTCCCCCACCCTCACGGGTGAGGAAGGCGGGTCACCTTACTTAGGCACTTTGGGGATCAAGTGCGGTCAGCTCGGATTATCGCCCCCCATGGGGG